GCTACCTGTGAAGGATTTTCTGCAGCAGGGACTGGAGCGTGATCTTCCTGCTACGCCTGGCGTGGTTGAAGCGTTGCGTCATAACCAGGACGATGAGCAGCGCCACGACGAGGCATTGAACTACGTGACGGCTGCCCATGGCACCAATGAGAAGGCCGAGAAGGAAGTGGCAAACATCCTTAAGGCATGGCAAGAGCATCCTGCCCATCCCATTTTGAAAGCCGCCATTTTGGAGCGGAGTATTTTCTTTGTTGCATTGCCTTTTTTCCGTTTTAATGGAGATATTGGCATTCGCACCGTGGCGGCTGATATTAGCCGGGATGAAATTACGCACGTAGGTGTGCATAGTCTTGTTGCGAAGGAGCTTGGCGAAACTGCTGGTCAGAGCCTGAATAAATTGCGTCGTGCCACTGCATTGTGGGCTTTTGATGCGCTGCAGGCAAGTAATGACAAGTGGTTGAACAAGGATTTTTGGCTGCGCCAGAGTGATAGCTTGTTTGAGAAGGGCAAGGCTGAGGAGCTAAATGATACGGCTCGCAGCAGAATGCCCAGTTTTTTCGAGGCTGCTAACAATGACCTGCCCCAATACGGACGGGCATGATATAGTTAGTGAGTTCCCCCTCTCTTTCCGATGGGGCTTGACCAGTTCTGAGGTCCACCGTTGGTTGTGGAGCGCCTTTCCTGGTCTTGGGAGGCTAAGACAGCGTTAGGCCTTGGAGCCTAGAAGAGCCAGGTGCAATTCCTGGCCCTCTCGTTATGATTCTCATTATGAGCGCGTTCGTCACGTCAGACTTGCATCTGGGTCACATTAAGATGCTGAGCTTTTTGCGTCCTGACGGAGAACGACTAAGACCATTTCCTTCCATTGAAGAAATGCATGAAACGCTCGTAGAGCGTTGGAATAAAATAGTCCATGCGAAAGACAGAATCTACGTGCTGGGAGACGTGGCCATTCCACGGTCTGGACTGAAAGTATTAGAGCGTCTTAATGGAAAGAAAGTATTAATTCGCGGCAATCATGATATTTTTAAAATTCAAGATTATCTTCCATATTTTGAAGACATTCGTGGGGCCTTCTATCGCAATGGTCTTATCTTCACGCACATTCCTGTGCATCCAGAAGGTTTAGACGGCAACCGCTATATAGGAAATGTACATGGCCATTTGCATTGCCATCGTGTTCTAGATAACAATGGAGAAATAGACAGGCGTTATTTTAATGCGTGCGTGGAGGTGAATAATTTTTCTCCGGTAGCATTAGAAGATATCAAGGCTTATTTTCAAGCCAATGAACGAGCGCCGCACGTTCAACACTCCCATCAGGGAGCCATGGAACGCTCCCATTCATAATATTCTCAAAGCCGTAGATGCTCACATGGCTTTGTATTTAAAACACGGTGATCCATGGCATTTAGAGAAAGCGGCCATGCTTAGGGCTTATCTTCATGAACTAAAATCTTACATTCATCTACAAGAAGCAAATGTGGCGGATCTGGGCGAAGGCACTGGGCGAGAAAGCGGGAAATCATGATCGAGAAGCGGATACGATTGCAATTGTCCGAACTCTTATTTTTGCTTCTTATTTGATCACCAATATTGCCATTGTTGCCAATGCGGTGAGGCATTGGAATGATAATGAATGCACGGTGCAGGCAATAAAAAAAGGAGGGCATTACCCTCCCATCTCGGTCAAGTAAGGCCAAATAACAAAGCCAGTAGCAATATCCCTCCGCTGCCCCTGTCTTGCTTTTTATTCTTGCCTTGCTTGCGTGCATGGCGCGAGCATTGTCGTAGGTCCGACATTTTGCTTCCGCGCTTGCGAGGTTGTAGAGGCCGAAACTTTCTTGCCATTGAGAGGGAATAAAAAAAGGGGGACTCGCGCCCCCATGACTATACCAGGGTTAGTGCTCAAAACCAGTGCGGCTTGGGCACATAAGCAACGCCACGATAGACAAGCGAAGCCATTTGAGCTTCACGCAAACGAGCGGCTTTCTCAAGCTGCTGCTTGATCAGGGCAAGAGGGTTCATGATGGTTCCCGATGATGCGCGGTCCCGTTCCGTACCGTGCTGTTCATGCGCCCCATCGCTGGGGTGAACGTCTCTTCAGCTTAGCATGATGCCCCTAGCAGGATTCGAACCTGCACTGTGGTCGTTTTAAGCGACCTGCCTACTGCCTGATTGGGCTATAGGGGCGTGAGGAGCAAAGGTGCTGAGGGCGGGGCTTCAATCCGCCGTTGTACAGCTTTTAACCATGGGTCGGCCCATGGCCTTGGCTCCACTGGGAAAACAGTTTCCCCCGAAACTGTTTGGTTTAACGCTGGCCAGCGTGCTTCGCGAAAGCTTTGAAATCATAACACGATGCTGGTCAAGCGTCATATTCTCTTAAGCTTTCATCGCCTTGATGGTCCGGCATGTAGTCATCATCAGTGGCCTCAGCTTCCCATGAGCGTTCAAGCTGCTCTTCAGCCTTTAAACGCTTGGCATGAGCCTTGAGCTTCGGAAGCAATGTAGGAATGTATAGATGTTCAGCCGCAAGAAGCTGGAGGGAAGTTTGTTTGCTGGTTGGAGCGTTTTCTAATAGTGCCACGAGGAATTTGGTTTCCTCCATAGATAATTTGCAATAAGTCACTTCATGACAGAACTATTGTTTGAAAATCATACTAGAGAAAATGATTACGAAATAAGACTTTCAATCCAGCCAATGTCGTCGTCCTTACTTGCAGCAAGAATGGCACCTGCCATTGCAAATGCCAAATCGTCAATTCCGCTGGCTTTACCACCAGTAACACTCCACTGTCCACTGGGTTTATAGATGACGGTAAGGTTTTTAAGCTGCATCAAAGCTTTTTCGTGGCGATAGATATTAATTTGCCCTGCATTGAAAAGCTCTCGCATTTTGCTGAAAGCTTTCATTTTTGAACTGACTGTCCACGTCAGTTCCGTAATGGGCAAGTCGCTAGCCAAGCTTTGAATAGTGCCAGCACTATTGAATTGGTCCATCACAATCGTGTCAAACACGTATAGGCGATGTTGTTCCTTAATCCAATCTTCCACTGCATTGATATTAACTTCCATCCTTCCATTGATTTCAAAATCAGCCACGAAAGAGTGGAATTTGTCTACAACTAACGTGCCATTTTCATAGTGGACAATACAAGCAGTGTAGTCGTCACGGCCAACGCCACCACGGGCGGGGTCAAGGGCAAGTACGTAAGCTCCTTGGAATTCAGGGCGTGGTGGTAATGCTGCGCGGCGATCATCAATACAAGCATCAATTACATCGCTATTGACTAGCGCCGAAAGGTTGGAGGCAAATTGCGCCCCATATTCCACTTTAAATTTCTCTGGGTCGCGCTGTCTTTCTGTGTCAAGAAACTCTTGCGAAATGTTGGGGTTCATCTCCCACGTGGGGAGATTCACGGCCTGCATAAATGGGAAGCGTCCTGATGATGCTTCTTTGAAATGTTGGTAGAAGATGCCGTCGGTTAACCATGGAGAAGAGAGTTCGAGGATGCGCCCTTTCCCTCCGAACTGAGCGATGGCAGGAGATAGTGCGTCATAAATGCCACGTCCTCCACTATTTGCGTCGCCTTCAGTAGCAAATGCAAGTTCGTCAAACACTGCTCCAGCGCAGGCAAGGCCGCGAGCGGCTCGGCCAGATGTGGGAATAGCTTTAAATACGCAATTATTACTTAGTTCAATGATGTCGGCGGTTTCGCGAACAATTTCTTGAGCAAAAGGGCTTTCAATAATTAATTGGCGAATGTTGTTCAGGGCAATGCGGGCCTGATCTTGGCTGTTGGCCACCGTCACCACGTACCACCGCTCCCCTTTTCTAACTTTCCGGCGATATTCCTCCTCTAATACGAAGCACATATAAAGACATGCCACTGCAGCCATCAAGGTTTTGCCGCTTCTTCGCCCTAGTGCCCATACTGCATGTGACTTTCCTGGTTGAAAGAATTCATCCAGAATGCGAGCTTGCGCTGGATAAAGTTCTAGGCCGAGGGCATGTTTGGCGAATTGGCTGCAAGTAAGGTTCACTTGTATTTCAACAGAGACAGAGAATGTAGTTCAGTTTTAGGAACGAAATAAGCTGGGCGTCCGCCCGCTGGATCTTTTTCCCATTGTCCTTTCATTGCATTACCGGCTTGTATCCAGCCATGGATGAGCGTAATGCGATTTTCAATTGTGACAAGCACCAATATCTTATCTGGACTTTCGTCTAGTTGCACTATTAAATCGTAATAATGACGAGAGCGAGTTTTGATGTCGATGTTCGGAGGAAGATCTGCAGAACCGCGTTTTGCTTCTGTTTCTTGATAGAGCTTATCTTCCATGCCGAGCATGACGGCTACTGCCATTTCACCCGCTGCACCCAGTAAATGGTGACGCAGGGCCAATTCACCGTTCTCTGCTCCATTGTTCCTGCCCTTTCTACCCTGCTTTTCGTTGAGAGACTGACGGCGAAAGGCTTCAGCGCGGGCACGTTGCCGCTGATCTTCGCTGAAAGCAAAAGTAAGGGGCGGGGCCAGGAAGTCCATAATGGCCAGTTTCTACGGACAATGTATCCAGCTTTTAGACTGAAAGCAATACAACTTAGCCATTAGCATTGGTTATGGAAGGCGAAGCAATTGATTTGGGGCATGTAGGTGCAGGCGGCGTTCGCGCTGATGGCCTTCAAAATGTGCTGATTGGCATGGGTACTGGCCGCGACAAGGGTCAATACACCAAAACCACTGCCACTGTCTTCCTGGCGCAAGAAGAGCTTGAAAATCTTTATGGCGAATGGCTGCCTCGTCGCATTGTTGACATTTACGCCGATCAAGCCACCAGGAAGGGCTTTAAAGTGTTGTTCGGTGGTGACGGTGTAAGGGCCGAGGAAGTGCAGGGCATTGAGCAAGCGATTGAAGACCTCTACATCCTTGAACACCTCAACCTCGCAGCCAAGAACTCCCGCCTTTATGGGGGTGCTTGTCTACTTCTCTTTATTGACGATGGGCGTCCCGCTTACATGCCTGTCGATAAACGTAACATCCGTCGCATTGAAGAAATTGAATGTCTTGATCGCTGGCAAATCGCCCCAGTTATCAACGAAGAAAACTTATACGACTATTCAAAGGCCACTTATTATCAGATCATCTCTGGAGATTTAATTAACGAGCCAACGCTTACTTATATTCATAAAGACAGGATTTTGCGCTTTGATGGCGACTGGCTTCCTTATCGCGTCCGCCAAAGAAACTATGGCTGGGGCATGAGCAGCTTGCAAACTGTTTATGACAGCTTCCGTCATTATTGGACTGGGCTTAATTCTGCTGCTACTCTCCTCACTGAGTTTGATATTTTTGTTCATAAAGTGAGGGGCTTGGCGGCGATGCTTGCTGCCGGGAAGGAAAGCTCCATTCGTGATCGTCTGCAAGTGAATGATATGAGCAAGAGCATTTATCGCGGCTATGCGATTGATGCTGAAAAAGAAGAGCTTGAATTTATTAGTCGTAATTTTGGCGGCATTGGAGAAATCTTGGAAAAGCTTCGTGTTGATATCATTGGCGCCAGCAAGATTCCCCATACTGTTTTATTTGGTGAAAGCCCTGGTGGTTTGGGCTCCACTGGTCGTAGCGAAGAGCGTGATTTCGCGAAGACCTTAGCCGATTATCAAGGCACGCATTTCAAGCGTCCAATGAAGAAGCTGATGGAATACATCATGCTTAGCAAGGAGGGTCCAACAAAAGGAGAAATGCCCGATTCATGGCGCATTGCCTTCAATCCATTGTTCGAGCTGAATGAGCGCGAAATGGCTGACGTGCGGGCGCGTGTGGCGGCTGTAGATGGCCGCTACATTCAACTGGGTGTCCTTACGCCCAAGGAAGTGGCAGATGCCCGTTATGGCGGTTCTGAGTGGAGCATGGAACTTACGCTTGATCCCTCAGTGGAACGCGCTAATGAAATGCCCACTCCAGAAATGAGTGGAGCCA